TGTACATGAGTGATTTTACAAACCAGTCTGATTTATACTTAGCTGACAAAGAATGGTATGATGCTATTTTAGACGATCCTGAGTTTAAATTAGGTCGCGGATACAACATGATGAAAGTGACACTGGATCCTGCACCGTTAACGAGTTTTCCGGTTAACCGTGATTCCGGTGAGCCGCTATTACCGTCCTTAAATAATAACTGTGTTAATAATGAAGAACTACGTGATAATGAAGAACTAAAAACAGTGTGTAAAGAAACAAAACCTAGTGATATTATTCAGCCAAGCATTAATGAATCTATAAAAAATGTAGCTTCTAAAAGAAACAAGTGTTTCATAGAACGTGCTGAAAGATTAGCTAAAATAGTAGCATCGCACACAAAAATGAGAAAGGATGCAACAATAAATACATGGCATACACATATTGAGAAACTATTCAGATTAGATAAAGTTGAATTAAAACGTATTGATACAGTATTAGATTGGTATGAAAGTAACATAGGAGGTGAGTACGTACCCCAAGCATTTAGCGCACAAACATTCAGAGAAAAATTTCCTAACCTTGAACAAGCACTTGCAAGAAATCAAAATAAACGCAATACTACACGTTGGGGCAAGCTAGAGAAAAAAGATCCTGAGGCACCTTACGTAGGTACAATTGATAAATCTGAGTCTATGTGCTGTCAAAGTGATGAAGACATTGATGTGTACATTGATATTGATTATCAGAAAGCGATTGACATGATAAATAATAACGAAAGTATTCCTAAATTTGCTAAATCATGGGTAACACAAATAGGTATTCAAGAAGGATTAATAAAAGGATAATATGTTCAATATATTAGAAAATGTAAAAAATCTGTCAGTTCATTATTCTTGTGTTGTATGTGGTACTGAAGTACATAAAGAATTTATAGAAACTTCAGTGTATAAAAAATTACAAGAAGATGATTCCGATGTAATTGATTATGTAGAGGCACATTTATCTTTTTTCGATGTAGAGAAAATGGAAAAAGAAAATGTTGTAATGGAATTACATTCTTCGATATGTGATAATCGAGACTGTAAACGAGCTCAATTAAAAAAAATTAAAGAAACACAACTTGAAGGAATAAAAGTTCCTGTATTATTTAAAGATGTCAAACCTGTAGACACACTAACATCTGAGTTTGCAGATAAGCTAGGAGTGTTATATACAGGAGATGTAGGGGTAGGTAAAACTCACAAAGCGATAGCATTATTGAAACGAGTAATACTGTCAAAAGGAGGACCTGATAAATGTTCGTATAAATTTATCAATGTATGTGCGCTATTTTTTAAATTACAAGAAGAAATGAAATACCCTAATAAAGATAAACCTTCTATACTTAGAAAGTGTATGAATGTAGATATTCTTGTATTAGATGATTTAGGAACTGAAAAATTCAGTGATTGGACAGAAGCTCAGATATATCTATTATTAAATAGCAGAATAGAGAATATGAAGCTTACAATAGTGACATCTAATATAGGAAAAAAAGATGAGTTAGATACTAAATTCAATCCTAGAATAGCCTCTAGGTTATGTTTATTTAATGTTAAAAATATATCAGGTGTAGATAGAAGGAGAATATAATGAATACAAGTTATTTTGCAAAAAGTGGAACTCATAAAAATGCTGTAGCTATATCAGCTAAGGTACCTGAATTTTATAAAGGAAAAAGATATACTAAATTAGCTCCAAGTTGGTCCATATATAGTGAATGGAAAGAAAGTGGAGATGATGAAAGATATACTAGAAGGTATAATGAAGAGATATTAGGAAAATTAAACCCACATGAAGTTTATTGTGATTTAGGGCCTGAAGCTATATTAATTTGCTATGAGTCATCAGAAAAATTCTGTCATAGGCATTTAGTAGCTAAATGGTTAATGAAACACTTAAATTTTTTACATATTACTGAACTATAAATTTGTATGAAGAATGAGCATATCATTACATTTAATGCTATGTCCTTTTTAAAGGATGCGCATATTGAACATACTAATCAAGGTCAAAAAGCTACTAAAAATAGAGTGCAAGTACATTGTCCTTTCTGTACAGGGTCTAGAAAATATCATTTAGGTATACATTTAACTCATGGGTATGCTAACTGTTGGAGATGTGGACCTCACTCTATTTTATCTACTATTAAGGAATTACTCCATGTTTCTTGGAGTGAAGCTTATAAAATAATTGACGAGTATAAAGATGTAGGTAACGTCAAGGTAGTAAAATCAAGTAGAATAATAAATGAAAATGTAAAAATACCATGTGTACTTGAACCTTTAAAAGATAGACATAAAAAATATATTGCAGATAGAGACTTTGATGTCGATAATATAGTAAGTACCTGGGGAGTGCAAAGCACAGGTCCTTTAAGTATTTATAAGCACCGTATTTTTATTCCTATCTTTTACAGAGGAGAAATTGTAAGCTACCAATGTAGGTATACAGGTAATGATGAAGATGTATCAAGATATTTGACCTGCAAACCTACCGATGAAAAAGTATTTCATAAAAGTATATTGTACGGTCTTGATAATGCAGTATCTGATACGATAGTAGTTGTTGAGGGTGCTACAGATGCATGGAGATTAGGTCCCGGAGCTGTAGCTACATTTGGGACTAATTATATGCCCGAACAAGTATATCAAATTTCAAAGTACAAGTATGTGTACTTGTTGTTTGATCCAGAAAAGACTGCCGCTAAACAAGGAGAAAAATTAGGAAATGAATTGGCTTTTTTAAACTGTGAAGTGGAATTATTAGATATGTCAAGCACAGGGTATAGTGATCCTGGATCAATGAGTCAGGATGATGCTAATGGTTTAATGGCTGATATATTTCGAGGTACACTTTAATATAAAATAGTATGTATTAATTTCGATGCATTGTAAAACATAAAGTAAAGGTGTGAATTACAATGCAAGTGATATATGCTATTATCTGTAAGATAAATAACAAACAATACATAGGCAGTACTACAAATCACAATAGAAGAAAGTATGACCATTTTAAAGATCTAGAAAAGGGTGTACATTGCAATGTAAAACTTCAAAGAGCTTATAACAAATATGGTATTAATGCATTTGAATTTGTAGTACTTGAAGAAATATTAGATAGTAAGAAATTACTTGAAAAAGAACAGTATTATTTTGACACAGTAAATCCAGAGTATAATATATGTAAAATAGCAGGTAGCTCTCGAGGAAGAGAGACAACAGAGACAACTCGTAAAAAATTATCTTCTCTTTGGGTAGGACCTAAAAATCCATGCTATGGTAAATTTGGAAAAATTGCATCCTGCTTACGGTACATGTAAAAGTGAAAGTGCTCGTAAAAAGATATCAGAAAGTAGAAAAGGCAAAAAGATGTCACCAGAACAGAAAGCTAAATTATTAGCTGCAAATTTAGGAATAAAACATTCTCCTGAAAGAATAGCTAATAGAGTAAAAGCACAGAGCGGTGAAAAGCATTGGTTGTATGGTAAAAATCACTCAGAAAAGTCAATACAGAAAATGAAAAAGTCTCAAAACCTTAGGTATAAAAATAATCCTATAGGACCTAGAGCAAAAAATATCATACAATATAGTTTAGAAGGTTTATTTATAAAAGAATGGAATAGTGCCTGCGAAGCCTCAAAAATAATAGGGTGCTCTCCACAAGCAATTAGTAATTGTGCTAATGGTCGAATTAAAAAAAGTAATGGATTTATATGGGGGTATAAGAATGAAAAAATTGTACCTATATCATATAATAAAATTATGCAATATGATCTGCGAGGTAATTTAGTAAAAGAATGGGAAAACATACCGAAAATAATTAAAGAAATGAAATGCACCTATTCTGCTATTTCACATTGTATTAAAGGTATAACAAAAACAAGTCAAGGTTTCGTATGGAAGGAAAAAGCAAATATACTCGATATTTCTAGTACAGAATATAGTGATCCGGGTTCTATGAGACAAGAAGATGCAAATGAATTAATGACAAGTATTTATACAGGTGTGTATTCGTAATGAAAAGCTTCAAATACGCTATGATTTAATGCGAGAAGCCACGTCTACTAACATTGTATACTGCTGAGCCTCTTCATCCTCATTACCGTCACACGCGCCATCTAGTGTGGTTTTCAGTATGGAATATTTAGTACTTAATAATTCGGCTATTTCTTCTTCAATAGTGTTTCTAGCAATTAAGTAATAAGCATTAATAACTGAGGCAGTTTGACCCATTCTATGCACTCTATCTTCAGCTTGAAGATGTAGTGTAGGTACCATACCTAATTCTATGAAACATGTGTCTGCTGCTTTTGTTAATGTTAGACCTACACCTGCTGCTTTTATATTACCTATGAACAATCTACAATCATCTTTTTCTTGGAAAAAATCAACATGTTGTTGTCTGATTTTTGGTGGTGTACTACCGTCAATTTCAACAGCTATACCTTTTTTACTTTTTGTATAATGCCCAAACTCTTTAAGTATAACATCAATAGTTTTTTGATGTGTTGCAAAGCAAACTAATTTATTTCCACTTTCTAAGTATGTCCTAATCCATTCTACACAATATTTAATTTTGCCTTCTAGAGTTAGCTGTAATAGTGCGTTAATTTTAACTAGAGCTTCAGCTTTTTTTGCTGCACCTGCTTGTTCTATTTTTCCTTGTTTTGTTAACCACTCTATTAAATTTTCTTTCGCATGCTCATACTGTAGTCTATTGTTTATATCAAGTTCTATTACGACTCTAGTTTTAGGAGGTAGTTCTGTTAATACTGTCTCTTTTAAACGTCTAATCATAACACAATTAGAAATAAGCTCATGTAATTCTTGTAAATTACTGGAACCTGAGAAATCCCAACCGAATCTATTTTTAAATGCATTACAATATCTTAAACCAAATGTCATTTTATCAGTAAATTGATAAGGATTAAGAAGATGTAAAATATTAAAAAATTCTATAGGTCTATTTTCAAAAGGAGTACCTGATAAAGCAACAACATTAGGAATATTAAGAGCTAAATCTATTGTAGCTTCTGATCTATTAGTTCCTTTATTTTTTATGTACTGTACTTCATCAATAATTAAACATTGAATGTTTAACTTGTCTAGATAATCAAACCACCTAGTCCATTTTAATTCTTTTTCTATTAGTTTACCTTCTTTGTTCTTATACTTCTCTATCTTATTTGATATTATGTCATAATTTACTATAATAAAAGTATTGTTTCCTTTATTTTTACAATATGCATATTTATCTTGATATATTTGTGTATGGTCTAGTTGCATATCAGGAGATTCTGATAGTATGTACACAGAAGGATCATCAACCCAAGCTTTTATTTCTTTAGCCCAGTTATATTTTAAAGATGCAGGACAAATAATTAAAACAGGACGAGCATCAAGAAGATACTGTGCCCAGGCAATACCCTGTACTGTCTTGCCCAGCCCCATATCATCTCCAATCAATCCTCTATTATTTCTGCTTATTATGTAAGCTATGCCTTCTTTTTGGAATGATCGTAATTCTTTTTTTAATCCTTTAATGTTAAGTTTATCAGGCGCAGGATCTTTAAAAAATTTATAGCAATATTTGTGGTACCATTTTTCTAGTTCTTTGTCTAAAGAAAAATTCAAACCTTCTAAGCTTTCTAAGTTTTTTATTGTAGCTTTAACAGTCCATTGTTTGTTCTGTATACTATATAAAGGTTGGTATAATTTTTTAATTTTTTCTATTATGCCTGGATCAAATTTAAAATTTAAAGAGATACGTGTTTTTTTGTCATTTAAAAAGGTAGCGGACATACCTGCCTGTCCGCTACCTGAAGTTAATTCATCATATGTACATTCTTTAGCTTGCTCTAGTATGTCCTGAGATATACCTCCATGATTGCATATAATTTCAGTATACGCAATCATTTTTTCTTTTAGAGTCTTTACTTGAATGTTATTTATTTTTTTATTCTTGTTGAAGAAATAGTATTGTGCTATTTTTTTACATATAGCATCTGATGCTTTAAACTTATTTAATTGTAGTATTTGTAGAGCTGCTGCAAGTGCATATCTATCATGTACTTCAATTCTTCTTTTCAGTTTGTACTGTTCATCAATCATGAAATTTAGTTCTTCTAAAAATTACATTATCTACATCTATTACTTGTAATGTTTTATTGTTAGTCTCAAATGACACATTATTATCTACAATATCATTATACAAAGATATAATAGTTTTAGATATTAAATGTTCTTTATTTTCAGGAACAGTTTCAACACACTCCAAAAAATAATTCACAGCATTATTAAGTTCTTCACCTTCAGCTGTATCTATGTTAATAGACGTGTCTATTTTAATAGGAACAATGTTCAATGCAACTAGTTCTTCGATAGCTTTTTTTATTAATTCTTTTCCGTTGGTATACATGTTATTTCCTTTTGTTTAATTTTTGTGCATTTTTAATTATATCTTTAGCTAATTTCAAAGTAAATAGCGGTTGAAGTTTATTAGCATCTACTGATGCGATAGAAGCTGCATCTCTGAGTCCTAAGCTATACAGTTTTTCTGCTCTTGCTTTTCCTACTCCTTCTATTCTAACTAAATCCAACATTTGCTTGGGTACACCGTAAGTAGTACGAAGTCCAAATTCTTTCCAATCAAAACCCCATCTAGAATAATTAGCATCAAGCATTTCTAATGCTGATATCATTCTAGGTGAGTCATATTGAAAACCTCTCATAACTGATTTAAGTGCAGGATCAGAAGGTTCAGATCCCTCTAAACAATGAGTAGCAGCCATTACCCAGTTAATTGATGTTAAATCAGTGTATGAGTAATCAATACCGTAACGAGTTAATACTTTCTTAAGATTATCAGCAGTATTAATCATATTTTTAGGCATATAAGAAAGACGATTAGAAGGTACATCTGTTACCGCCCAAGCTATAACTACTTCGTTTTCTATTTCGTTCTTAAACACCTGTTCAAAATTTCTATGCCATCCATGAATATCATAAGGTGAATAATACATTAACGCACTAATTACTCCCATATTAGTTATTTTAAATGCATTACCCATTCTTTGCTGTTTAATCATATTCATATTCAATAAATCTTGAATAACAAGATCAGCTTCATTCTCTTGAATATTAATATTCTGTATTGCTGCTAACGATCTTGAGTACCATTTTTCAACATCAGATGTATTGTTAATATTTTTAGTATTAATCTCACTCAAAATATGAAAGGCTAAAATTTCAAGTTTTTTAAGATAGGAAGTAACAGGTCTAGGATTAGCTAATCTAGCTCTCCACCTTTCAGTAGAACCCATAGGAACAATCATATACACAAAACCGGAATCATCTATTCCGTAACGTCCTGCTCTACCACACATTTGGATTATGTCTAGCTCATCAACTTCATTAATACCTCTATGTACACCTACAATAACAACATTTCTAGCAGGTAAATTCATACCCCATGCTAAAGTTGATGTTGATACTAGTACTCTTAACCCTTCTTTTCTATCTTTAAACTGCCGTTCTATTTCTAGTCTATTTTCAATATCTAGATCAGCATTGTGAAACATAGATTTAATTCCAGCTTGTGCGAATTTTTTAACTATGTCTCGTCCTGTTCCTTTATCATGTACAAAAACTAAAAACTTTTCATTGGGTTTTTGCAATACTACATCAATAGCTGAGTCGATCTTATTGTCTCTGATTTCATAATAGCTACCTATATTTTCATATTCTACAAAATTCATTTGTAGTGTAACAGGACGCCAATCACAATAAACAATACCTGTATGCTTTCCATTAAGAGTAGTTAGCCATTCACCAAACTCTTCTACGTTAGGCATTGTAGCAGATAGAAATAACACTCTAGATTCAGGATTTATTTGCGTAAAGCGCATAATACCAGTTTCACATGCATGTCCTCTACCTTCAGTTCCAATAATATGTATTTCATCACACACTAATAGGCCTACATTGTACAGCCAAGTATTTTTCTCAGAATCAAATTTCCTTGTTCGGCTATCTAGCATTTCAGATGTCATACATACAATGTCGATGCCATTTAGCTTTTTAATTTGCGCATCGCTTAAAGTATAGTCACCCGTCATTATCTCAATAACTTTGTCAGGAAATCGAATTTTCCAATCTTCGTATTTTTCTTGTGTCAACGATTTTAGAGGAGAAAGATAAATAATTTTCTTACCTTCAGCTAATACTTTGTCCATTAATATTTCAGCACAGATGGTTTTACCTGCACTTGTATTAGCACCTACAACCACATTAGAATCAACTTCAACATAAGGATATACTAATGATTGTACAGGATTGAAATTATCAAAAGGATATTGATAGTATTTGTGTTCTTTTGTTGCTATTAACGTTACATCTTGACCTTTAGTGGGTTTTAATAAGAATTCTCTTATAATAGGAACTTCAGCATTACCTTTGTTATTCTTTATGCAATTTTCAAAATAAGCAATGAATACATTCATACTTTTAATGACTTGCGTCTGTAAAGGAGGCCTACCATTAGGTGTAGGACCTACTACATATACTAATTGTTTATCGCTAAGTTTTCTTTTCTCTACAAAAGTTTTAGCTAATGACTGTGCAAAAGTATTGTCTTTTAATAGTTCATTTAGAAGAATAATTTCTAAATAAAACTCATCTGGTTTATTATTAAGTATGCTATCAGATACTAAGTATTCTTCAATTTTATTGAAATCTTTGAACATACTTTCATAATGAGGAAACAACATCATATCAATAGCGAAATTATTGATATTATTCCAGTATATAGCAGCTACTTTATTCTCTAAAGTATTAGCTACTAAGATTATCTTAAGGTGTGTTTTAGATTGGAGTGAGTATATCTTGTAAGGACTAGTATCGGGTGTTCTAACTATATAAAAAGAAACAGATTTCTCTTTTAAAAATTGCTGTATTTTACTATCCATTTGTGATCCTTTTAAATATATGTTATTATTAATAATAAAAAATATTATAACATATTTAAAAGAATTAGTAAAGTAATTTATTTGCTTTATTGGTGTTGTTTGTGTATAAAATTATCAGGTATCAATTCAGCTTTTTTCTCAACCTCCTCATATCTAGCTATGACTTCTTTATAAGGGTTCTCAAAAGTTTTAGCTGTAGGTGCATCTTCATCTTTTTTATCGAATATATCTAATAAAATAGCCATATTATTCAAATTTAATAAAGCCTAAGCCTGTAGAGAAATTAAATTTTATTTTTTTAGTATCTTCCGTCAATTTAAAAAATATCCTACTGTGTAAATCCCAGGTATTTAATAAAGGATATATTTCATCGGGTATTTCTATGTTATTTTTTTGTGAAAACTCTAACTTTTCATCTTTTGTAACTAATAAATGTATTCCTTCTATATTAGCTGAATTTATTTCAGTTCTATTATCCATATTGATGTAGGCAATATATGCATCAGTGTTATTAGTTTCTTTATAATCTGTAACTACTGTATTAGTACTGACACTAGTATCAAAATACATATGAGTTTTATTGTACAGTTCGAGTATTCCTTTTATTCTAAAATTTTCAGGATTGTTATTTACAATATCTAACTGCACTACAAAACTATTATTTGTGTACTTATGTTTAAGTATTAGAAAAATAGTTGCTATTTTGTATTCATCTATATAAGAATATACACCAAAGACATTATCTATGTACAAATATGAATATACTATTTCAGGGTACTCAGTTAAAATAGCTTTTTTAATAGCATCTTTACATCTTACAGTTTGTCTTATTATTACATCTTCAGTACTGTTATTAATAGCTACATAGTATATAGTATCATAAGGTTGAGTAACTACTATAATTACATCTTCATTTGTATTAGCTTTGTCGTAATGATGTAAAGGTGATAGTATTTTATACGCACCTGTAAAAATAAGATTTAGATTAGTCATTTTTATACATTTTTAAGTAATCTAAAGACAATTTAATCACATCATTCATTTTTTCAGATCTATTAGTTTTTTCTGTTATTCTTGTTCCTTTATTTGGTTGATGCAGCATCATTGAATTTAAATCATTCATTATATTTGATTCAAATATAGTAGCATTATTACCCTCTTCACTTTGATCTCTTAAAGACTTGTCTTGTTCTCTATTATCTGCGGATGTAGTAGATTCATCAAATACATCTGGAAATTCATCACCTTGCTCACTTTCTTCTTGTTCTTTAATAGCTTGATCTAACATTATTATTAGTTCTTCTATTTCATATTGTGATAAATCTTTAAATACATATTTAACTAACCAATCTGTCGGAGGAGTAACACCTATCGTAGCTGTTAATTGATTAATAATCATCATACGTCTAACAATACTATCTACTATACGTATTTCTTGCTCAGAGTCAGGAGAAGGAAATTGAATTTTAACTTCAAGATCAACAAAACCTTTTTCAATTAATAATTCATTATAAAAGTCTTCTAATTCATATTCCATTTGACGTTGGTATATTTTTACCAGACGCATAAAAGACTTTTCAATGTATTTTTCGTTCCCTGTCTGTTGAGAATTCTTGAATACATGTGAAGTAAACATGTTAGTTGTTATTCTATTAAGATAAAAGTTTAAATCTTCTATCTTAGAAGCTGACTGATCTGCAGGTATATTTTGTACTTTAGTAGCTGTGTCTTTAGTTACAGGAATAACCAAATCAGATGAAGAAGGTACAGTTGATTTATTACTTGATATGGTGCCCTTTTTGACATCCATTCTAAAAATAGATTTAACACTGCTAGTAAAATTACCTACAGCTGATTTTATTTCTTCTCTTGTTTTTCCAGTTACATCTAGAAAGAAAACAACAAAACGTCGAGCTCTTGTCATTCTGTGAATAACTAGAGACTCTTCTAACATTTTTAGATAACGCCATAGGATTATTAAGTTGTAATAAGGAGTGTCAGTTACACCTATCGCTGAACCGTCACTAAAATGAATAATCTCATCTCTATTAAATTCAATAACAGTTCCATCCTGTACCAAAGCACTTAAATCAGCTTCACTAGAGTCAGCAAAACTTTGGCTACTGCTATTTATAATTTGATAATACTTAACAGGGAATCCTTTTTTATCTATTTTAGGATACATTGTATTTGAAGGTATATAAGAAACACCTGCTAATGTTTTCTTTCCTGACCTATCAGTAAAATAAATTTTCTCTAAAAAAGCATCACCAAAAGGAATAAGGTCTTTAGCTAAAGGGTATATTGATTTACGTATTTTTGATTTACGTTCCCATTTTTTAATTAGCGCGTCAGCTTTTTTAACCTTATCTTTATCTGTACCTAAAATAGTTACTCTATATTCTTCTAGCTTAGTTTCAGCAGAACCATAAGCAATATAAGACGCATACAAGCGTATAGAATTATTAACCTCAGGATTTTCTGATAAAAATGTAGTTAATTCACGGCAAGCCTGGACTCTTTCAGTAGGAAGAGAACTTAAACCTTCGACATTCGATGTAATAGATTGCATGAATTTGTCATAAGACATATTCGTTTTTTCTAATACACCCTCTTCTATCGAATGCTGTACATCAGATGCGATTTCAGTAGCTTTATTATCGTCTATACCTGTACTAATTAATGACTGTACAAATTTTTCTTTATCAAAGCTTACAACTGCATCTTCGTTATTTTTCTTTCTCGTCCAAAACATAATTATATAGTCCTTTGATTTTTACATGTACATAGTATTTAAAAATGTTTTA